GAATCTACTGGTGGCGGTAAAGATCTTTACATGTCAGGTATTTTTATTCAAGGGGCTAAACAAAACCATAATGGTCGTGTTTACCCTGTGAATGAAATTGGCCGTGCTGTAGAGAGTATTCAGTCTAGATTAGAACAAGGTTTCTCAGTATTGGGAGAAGCTGACCACCCAGATGACTTACAAGTAAACATTGACCGAGTAAGTCATATGATTACAAAGATGTGGATGGAAGGCGAAAATGGTTATGGTAAGTTAAAACTTATCCCAACCCCAATGGGAAACATTATTAAAACATTACTTGAAAGTGGTGTAAAGTTAGGTGTTAGTAGCCGTGGTGAAGGCAACGTTAACGAATCAGGTAAAGTCTCTGACTTTAACATTGTAACCGTTGATGTTGTTGCACAACCAAGTGCTCCTGATGCTTACCCTACAGCAATTTACGAACAAGTAATGCAAAATCGAAGACGAGCCGCCCTGATGGATGTGGCCAACGCGGCGACCTACGATAGGTCCGCACAAAAGCACTTGGAAAACGAAGTGCGTAGATTCATACAGAATCTAAAATAAGTCTGAGGAAAGAACATGAGTCAATTTACAGAAATGCTAGGTTCAGTTGTTTTATCCGAAGAGGTGCGTGAGAATATCAACGCCGCTTGGGACAAACACTTATCTGAAAGTCGTGAATCCGTAACAAGCGAACTCCGTGAAGAGTTTGCCACACGTTACGAACACGATAAAGGTCAACTTATCGAAGCTATGGATAAGTTAATGCAGGATACTATTTCTGCAGGCGCAACAGAATTAAAATCATTGCGTGAAGAAGCAGTAGCACAGCGTACAAGGTATGCTACCAACTTAAAAGAACATACCGCTTTGTTACAAAAACTTGTAACAGAAACTCTTGCAAAAGAGATTGGCGAACTACGTTCTGATCGTACTGCATCTAGAGTAGCAATTGGTCAACTTGAAGAATTTGCATTACGCAAACTAACAGGTGAACTAACAGAATTACATGAAGATCACAAGAAACTAGTAGACGCTCGCGTTAAATTAGTTACTGAAGGTCGCAAAGCAATTAACGAAACAAAGTCAGCTTTTGTTAAGAAAGCAAGCGAAAAGGTCAATGCCTTAGTAACTGAATCTTTCAAGAAAGAAATGACACAATTGAAAACTGATATCCGTGAAGCTAAGGAAAACAACTTTGGTCGTAAGATCATGGAAGCGTTTGCCACAGAATTCATGGCAAGTAAGTTTGCAGATGGCACTGCTGTCAATCAATTAAACAAACAAATTATTCAAATTCAAAATCAACTATCAGAGGCTCAATCAACACTAACACAAAAAGAACAACAAATTAGCGAGTCGCTTCGTCGTCAGCGCATTGCGGAAGATCAAGCACAGCGAGTTCGCGTACTGCAAGATTTATGCTCACCATTGTCTAAAGACAAGCGTGGCATTATGGAAGAGTTATTAGAAAGCACAGATACATCTAAGCTAAAAGATCAATTCCAGAAATACTTGCCATCTGTCCTAAACGAAGAAGTTCGTCGTGAGAAGAAACAATTAGTTGAAGGACAACAATCGCAGAAGACTGTGATTACAGGTAACAAATCTCAAGTTGAGATCGTTGCCGCCCCAGCCGAAGCTGACGAAACTATTCGTCAACTACGTAAACTCGCTGGTATTTAAAGATTAAATTAGGAGACATATTATGTCACAAGCTCTATTTGAAGCTAAAAATTGGACTGCTACTAAGGAAGCCTTGGTAGAAGGTCTAACTGGTCAACGTAAGACCACAATGGAAGTGTGTTTAGAAAACACAAGACGTTACTTAACAGAAACAGCAACAACAGGTGCTACAGCTTCTGGTAACGTTAGCGTTTTAAACAAGGTTATTTTGCCAGTTATTCGTCGCGTTATGCCAACAACTATCGCTAACGAATTAGTTGGTGTTCAACCAATGCAAGGTCCAGTTTCACAGATCCACACTTTACGTGTACGTTATGCAGAAACTGTAGCTGAGCGCACTGGTGGCGCATCTGGTGATGTTATCGGTGGTGCAGTTACAGCAAATGATGAAGCTCTAAGCCCATTCAAGATTGCTCAACAGTATTCTGGTGCAGCCGCTGGTACAGCAGCCGCTACAAGCGCACTTGAAGGTGCTGGCGGTAAGAAGATGAACATCCAGATCTTGAAAGAGACTGTTGAAGCTAAATCACGTAAGTTGTCAGCTCGTTGGACATTTGAAGCCGCTCAAGACGCACAAGCCATTCATGGTGTTGACGTTGAAGCAGAAATCATGGCAGCTTTGGCTCAAGAAATTACAGCTGAAATTGACCAAGAAATCATTGGTTCTTTGATTAACTTGGCTGGTACTGCTTATGGTACATATGACCAAGGCGCAGTTTCTGGTGTTGCCAACTTTGTTGGTGATCAACACGCTGCCTTAGCAGTATTGATCAACCGTGCGGCTAACGACATCGCTAGCCGTACACGTCGTGGTGCTGGTAACTACATTGTAGTTTCACCAACAGCATTGACAATTCTACAAAGTGCTACTACTTCAGCTTTTGCTCGTACTACAGAAGGTACATTCGAAGCCCCAACAAATACAAAGTTTGTTGGTACATTAAACAGCTCAGTTCGTGTTTATGTTAACCATTACGCAGGCGACGCCGCCCCAGTTCTAGTTGGTTACAAAGGTGCTAACGAGATGGATGCTCCGGCATTCTATTGCCCATACATTCCATTAATGAGCTCTGGTGTTGTTTTAGACCCAGCTACTTTCGAACCAACTGTCAGCTTCATGACACGTTATGGTTATGTTGAGTTGTCAAACGCAGGTTCCTCTTTAGGTAACGCGGCTGATTACGTTAACATAATTGCTATCGATAGTACTAACCTAAGCTTCATCTAATCCCTAAAAAGACTAGTTAAGTTTAACACAAAAAGGGCTGGCAACAGCCCTTTTCCATTGGGTAAGTATACAATGTTTACAAGTATGCAAATTAGATTAGAACGTGCTGGTCATTGTCAGCGATGTGAATTTTACAGGCGTACAACAAAACAATGCGTCAAGTGTGGATGCCTTATCAATTTGAAAGTAACACTAGCAAATGAATCTTGTCCAGTGGGAAAATGGAAAGAAGCCGAAAGCGGCAACGATATTGTGTCCACAGTATCCAAACAAATACAAGAGTTTTTTAAACCAAAATCCTGAGCCTCTGATAAATAAGTTCATAGGAGACCTACGATGCCAAAATTAGAAGATTATGATGACACAGGTGCTAACTCACCAATGAGCGCAGGAGCTCAACAAAGAATTGAAGCAAAGATTGCATCCGGTGGATGGTCAAGTGCCGACGAAGCCGCAAAAACAAAAGCAGTAGCAGACGCGGCAGCCCAAGTAGCAGTTCAAGGTGCAACAAACACATTAGAAACAGACGACAAGTTTGGTAATTTTATCAATAGCAAATGGCGCCCAATGATGGCGTTTATCTATATGATTACATGTGCTACAGACTTTGTTATCTTTCCTATTTTATGGAGTTTGCTACAAGCAGTTCAAGGTGGCCAAGTAACAAGTCAGTGGAGTCCACTAACACTACAAGGTGCAGGATTATACCATATTGCAATGGGTGCTGTTCTAGGTTTGGCAGCTTATGGACGTAGTCAAGAGAAGATTGCAGGAAAAAGTTAATGTCAATTAATACAAATCACTCGCAGGAATCATTTACACCAGAATCTGGCGTACTTAAAATTGAAGGCACAGGAGCCTTAAAACTTCCTGCAGGTGATTCGTTAGACCGTCCGTCAATTAATGTTGGCGGCTATATCAGATTTGCCACAAACGATACTACTACAGAATATTTTGATGGTAGCAATTGGCAAACACTCACAAGCAAAGAATATGTTGATAATGAACTCAACAACATAACGTTAGACAAGTTAGTTGATGTACAAAGTGCTACACCAACTGACGGACAGGTTATCTCTTATGATGCTAACCTTGGACAATTTAGAACACAAACACAAGCACTAACTGTTATAACAAGATTGTTTTCAGGTACAGGAACAGCATTTGATTTTGATATCATTACCAGTGTTGGAAGCGTACAAAATTTAGTGGTCAGTGTTGACGGTATTCAACAAGAACCGTTTTACAGCTATACATTAGTTGATGGTCATATTGTTAACTTTGATGAAGCACCAGAATCTGGCGCACGTATTCAAGTTAAAATCTTACAGAGTACTACTTCAACAGATCGAGCAAGACCTAGAGTTACTGGCGTAAGCTATAGCACTATTGGTCAGTATACAACAATTTCTATTGTGGCAACAGACATTACATATGGTACTGGTGCTAGAATTGGTAATCAAGAAATCACACGCATTGATTATCCATCAGTCTCTACCATGCAACTGATGATAGAGACAAGTCAAGTCAGTGGAGCCTTTTGGAACACACCACAAGACTTGACACTGGTAGATACCAGCGGAAATGAATTTTTATTTCCGAAACTTATAAGCTATGGCATGTCTAAGCCTTATTGGACGAATTCAAATTCCTATATTGGAACTTTTTCAGCCGGAGACACCATTAATTTCACACTTGGAGTAAATAATGCTACAAGTATTACAATTGATCCTGCTTATGCAGGTGAATCCGCAATTGGATGGTTATCCATCAGCAATGGACATATTGTAGGAACTGCTCCTAATAACAGCAGTCCTAGTCGATATCAAATTGCTGTTACTGCTAGCAACGGAAGCGTTAACATAACGAACAACTTCTGGCTGTTAGTTATTTGATTATTCTCTATGTTGGTCTGACACCATACTTAAAATGTCAATAAGGCTTCACTAGAAGTCTAACAAGGGAAAAAAATAAAATGCCTTTAATTAAAGCACGGTCAAGTTCGATTATCAATGACATCGACTTGCGCGGTACCCCAACTAGCCCAACAGCTACCAAAGGTGCCAATACTACACAAATCGCTTCTACCAGTTTCGTAACTGGCGCTGTTAGTGATTTGATCAATTCTGCTCCAGGTCTATTAGATACACTATCTGAATTGGCCTCAGCAATTAACGACGATGAACAGTTTGCAACCACAATTGCCACCTCCATCGCAACCAAAGTCACCAGAGCCGGTGACACATTAACTGGTTTCTTAACGCTACATGCTGATCCATCAAGCTTGATGCATGCCGCAACAAAACAATATGTTGATGGTGAAATCAACGCACAGATGATCTACAGTACAGATGATGTAACTGAAGGTTCAGTAAACTTATACTACACTAACACTCGTGTTCGTAGTGCAATTACTTTACAAAGTGATAACACTAGTGTACTAGATTATGATGGCGCAACTGGTGTATTGTCATACAATCACCCATTGAGTGATGGCATCTTAGAAGGTACAACTAACTTGTACTATTCAGATGCTCGTGTACGCAATGCTATAAGTTTGGCGTCTGACGATAACGCACTTTTAGGTTATAATTCATCAACAGGTGCTTTTACATTTAATACACCGGACACAGATAAAGTTACTGAAGGTGCTACTAATTTATATTTCACAACAACTCGCGCTCGTAACGCAGTAAGTTCTGGTGCAAATATTGACTATAATGCTGGAACAGGCGTTTTTAGTACACAAGCCGCTGTTTGGAGTGTTAACACTCAGACTCACGATGTAGTACTAGATACAGATGATATCAGCGAAGGTTCAACAAACCAGTACTTCACAGCCGCTCGTGCTGGAGCCGCAATCTCTTTAACAACTGATGACAGTAACATTTTGTCTTACACAAGTGGCACAGGTACATTTGTATTTGTAACACCAGACACTGATTCCATTGATGAAGGTGCAACTAACCAGTATTTTACTAATGCTCGTGCTCGTACTGCAATCAGTGCAAGCTCAAACTGGGGCAATGTTAGCTATGACAACACCACTGGTGTTATCACTGTTACTGCACCAACTACAGCAAATGTAACTGAAGATGCATCTAACAAGTATTTTACTGACACTCGCGCACGTGCCGCAGTTAGTTTAACAAGCGACAACCTAAGTGTATTGGCTTATGACAACACAACTGGTGTATTCACATTCAGCCTGGGTAGTCAAACAACTGACGACGTAGCTGAAGGTTCAACAAACTTGTACCACACAACAGCTCGCGCTCGCGCAAGCGTTGCTATTGCGGCAGGTAGCTGGAACTTATTGAGCTATAACAGCACAAGCGGTGAAATCACATTGTCAGTTCCAGACACAGATGATGTAGCAGAAGGTGCAACAAATCAATACTTCACAAATACTCGTGCTCGTAACGCAGTAAGTGTAACACAACCAAGTGGTGATGGTACATTCAGTTATGACAACACAACTGGTGTATTCACATTTGTTGGTGCTGATGATGCAGATTACCGCACAGCAGTTAGCGCATATCGTGCCAGCGGTGATGGCGACTTACAGTATGACTCAGCAACTGGTGTATTCACATATACAGGTCCTAGTTCTGCAGAAGTTCGTGCTCACTTTAGTGCCACAACAAGTGGTACTGGTTTTGGCGGCTTAACATATGACTCAGCAACTGGTGCGTTCACATACGCTAAAGTTACAGCCAGCGATGTTCGCGGTAACCTAAGTGCTACAACAAGCGGTTCTGGCCACGGTGGTTTATCTTATGACACTGGCACAGGTGCTATTACATTTGCCAAAGTTACTAGTGCAAACGTTCGCGGTGAAATCAGTGCAACATCAGCAAGTGGTGCGACATATGATCCAGCAACTGGTGTTATTGCTTTAGCAAGTATCCCTAATAGTTCATTGACAAACAGCAGTATCACAATCAACGGTGCTACTATTGCGTTGGGTGCAAATGATACATTAGACACTGACGACATTGCAGAAGGTGCTACAAACAAGTACTGGACACAGGCACGTTTTGACACAGCATTGGCCGCATCTGACACAGATGATTTAGCCGAAGGTACAAACTTGTACTACACACAGGCACGTTTTAATTCTGCATTTACTGCTAAATCAACAACAGACTTGTCTGAAGGTACAAACCAATACTTTACAACAACTCGCGCTCGTAACAGCGTAAGTGCTGGTACAGGTGTAACTTACACAGCTGGTACAGGTGTATTTGAAATTGGTCAAGCAGTTGGTACAACTGACAACGTTACATTCAATGACATGACAGTCAGCGGTGACTTGACAGTATTGGGTACATTAACATCTATCCAATCAACAAACGTTGAAATCAACGACGTTAACTTGACATTGGCCAAAGGTGCCGCAAATGCAGCCGCAGCCAACGGTGCTGGTTTAACTATTGATGGTGCTAGTGCAACATTGATATACGCAAGTGGTACAGACAGCTGGAACTTTAACAAAGACGTTAATATTACTGGCGACCTAAGCATGACTGGTAGTATGGCAAGTACTGGTGGTTTTACTGGTGACTTGGTTGGTAATGTTACAGGCAATGTAACAGGTGACTTAACTGGTAACGTAACAGGTAATGTTACAGGTAATATCACAAGTACAGGTACAAGTACATTCACTACAGTTGATATCAACGGTGGCGCCATTGATGGTACAACTATTGGCGCAACAACTGCATCAACAGTAAGAGGTACAACAATTACAGCTACAACTGGTTTCACTGGTGACTTAACTGGTGCAGTAACTGGTAATGTTACAGGCAATGTTACAGGTGATCTAACAGGCAATGTTACAGGTAATGTAACAGGTCAAGTTAGTGATATCAGCAATCATGACACTGATGCATTGGATGAAGGTACTACAAACCTATACTACACAGACGCACGTAGCCGTGCCGCTTTAAGTGGTGGTAACAGTGGTACAGGTCACGGTAGCCTAAGCTATGACAGCGGAACAGGTGCGTTTACATTTGCCAAAGTTACTTCAAGTAACATCCGTGGTGAAGTAAGTGCAAACAAGGTCAGCGGTGATGGTAATTTCAGCTACAACAGCACAACTGGTGTATTCAGTTATACTGGCCCAAGTGCCGCTGATACTCGTGTTCACTTCAGTGCAGTTGATGCTGGTGGTGACGGTAGTTTCAGTTATGATAGTGCAACTGGTGCATTTACTTACACAGGCCCAAGTGCCGCTGAAGTACGTACTCACACTAGTGCAACAAGTGCTACTGGTGTAACATATGACTCAGCAACTGGTATTATTGCGTTAGCTAGTGTTCCAAATGCAAGTTTGGTAAACAGCAGTATCACTATCAATGGTGCTACTATTGCCTTAGGCGGTAGTGATACTTTAGATACAGATGATATCAGCGAAGGTGCTACAAACAAGTATTACACAGATACAAGAGCTCGTTCATCTTTAAGCAAGACAACATCTAATGCTTCTATTTTCGACTATGATAGCACAACTGGTGCGTTCACATTTGACTTAACAGCAATGGACACAGATGATGTAACTGAAGGCGCAACAAATCAATACTTCACACAAGCTCGCGCTCGTTTAAGTATCAGCGCATCAAGTGCGTGGACTCCAGTCAGCTATGACAACGCCACTGGTGTTATCACTGTTACTGCTCCAGATACAGATGATGTTACTGAAGGTGCAACAAACTTGTACTATACAGATACAAGAGCTCGTGCCGCAGTTACTTTAACAAGTGACAACCAAAGTATTTTAGCTTACAACGGCACAACTGGTGTGTTTACATTCAGCATGGCTGGTAGTGATACAGATGATGTTACTGAAGGCGCAACAAACTTGTACTTTACAACAGCTCGTGCTCGTAATACTATCAGCAATGGTAATAATATTGCGTATGATGCAACTACTGGTGTTATCAGTACACAGGCTGCAGTTTGGAGTGTTAACACACAAACTCATGATGTAGTATTAGGCACAGATGACATTGCTGAAGGTTCAACTAACTTGTACTTCACAAATGCTCGCTCACAGGCAGCATTGACAGTGACATCAGATGACAACAACATCCTAAGTTATGCCGCAGGTACATTGACATTTGTAACACCAGACACTGATGCAATTGATGAAGGTGCAGTAAACTTATACTACACCAACACTCGTGCTGATGCTCGTATTGCGGCTGCAAGTGTATTTGACTTGTCTGACGTTGATTTAGGTGGTAACGCATTAACTGACGGTTACACATTGGTTTGGAGTTCGGCTCAAAATAACTTTGTTCCACAGAACATTGCTGTTACAGCCACAACACTAAACTTTACTGGAACTGGTTCACAAACCAGCTTTAGTACTGGTGTTGAAGTAAGCTCAATTGATAACACGCAAGTGTTTATTAACGGTTTAATCCAAGCACCTACATACTCTTATACATTGAGTACAGTAAGTGGTGTATCAAGCATTGTGTTTGATGCCGCTCCAGAAGCCAACGATTATATCTTTGTTCGTGTAAGTTCTACTTCTAGCTTGACAGCTGGTGGTGTTCTAAACGAATCTAGCAATATCGACGGTGGTACATACTAATCTTAACTGATTAGATCATGAAAGGGTGTAGTGAAAGCTACACCCTTTTCTGCCTTCAACTTCACTAAATAACATATCGCTAAGAAGCTCTGAGTTAACTAAAAAAATGCCAATTTTCCGCGGAAAAAACTTCGTAAGTGCAGTATCCGACTATAAAGACAGTGTAAGAGTTGTACTTCGTTCCAATATAAACATATCAGGTACGGTAACAGTCATTGACGGTGTTACTTTAAGTGATAAAAATAGAGTGTTAGTAGCCGGACAAAGTACCAATTCCCAAAACGGAATCTACGTGTGGTCGTCATCAACCAGTAGACTAACCAGGGCAGAAGATGCAGACTCAACTTATGAACTAAGTGCTGGTAATAGAATTTATGTTGAAGAAGGTACTGTACATGAAAAAACCAATTGGGTTCTCATTACAACAGGCATTATTACCCCAGGAGTCACTGGCATAGTATTTTCTAAAGAAAGTAGAATTGGTCCAGTTGATTTAACCGGA